GCAGGGAGAGCAAGGTTCTCAGGGAGGAAGAGGCTCACAGTAAAAGGTAAGAGTGGACAAACGAATACTACATCAAAAATCAGAAAGACTAGAAACCTAGAATAATATGTGCGGATCAACTCCTAGTGTGCCTACGCCACCACCACCTCCACCACCTGCTAAAGCTCCTACACCTAACATTCCTACGCCTAATATCCCTACGCCTAACATTCCCACACCACCGCCGCCGCCTACTGTCAATATCCCTACACCTAACATTCCTACGCCTAATATCCCTACGCCTAACATGGATTCGGTGAATGATGTTATAACTGATCCCGTAGGTGTGACACAAGAAGCTGCTGGCAAGGCTACAGGATTAGGAGACCCAAACCCTAATCCGCTTGGGAAACCAAATAATGACCCTCTTGGCATTGGGAACCCTTTTAAGGACTCAAATATTTTCGGAGGACAGACAGTAAACCCTAATGCTGGGACTGATATAGTACAGGCTATTGCTCAAGCATTTGCTCCACTAGGGGGGTCTGTATCAATTAGTAATAGCGGGGTGGATCAGTTCTCACAAGGGCAGAATGTAAGCAAAGGCACCAAAGGACGTGCAGGGATTAGAAAAAGACGGTCGCTCTCATTATCATCAACAGGGAAAGGTGCAGCGTCAAAAAACTCTGATATTAAACGATCTGGACTACAAATAAGGACGTAATGGAAGATGAATCAAAAGAAATAGTAGAGAAGCGATATGAATCTCTTGTTGAGAAAAGAGAGCCTTTTCTTCTACGAGCAAGAGCAGCTTCAGAAATCTCTATCCCAGGGATAATGCCACATAAAGGATTCACGCAGACAGAAGAATTAATTGCCCCACCAAGCAGTTTAATTGCAAGAGGTGTGGTTAATTTAGCATCCAAGATAACCCTATCTTTCTTGCCTCCGAATGCGTCATTTTTTAAGTTTGTGGTGTCAGAGGTTGAATTAGATAAAGCCTTTAATGAATCACAAGGTGCTGTTACCCGAGCCTCTGTAGATGAAATGCTGTCGAGGCAAGAAGATATAGTATTAAATGCTATGGAGAACTCCAGCCTAAGAACTCCAGTCTATGAACAGTTTGAGCATTTAATAATTACAGGGAATGTATTAGTCCACCTAACAAAGAAAAGGAAATTAAAACTCTTCCCTCTGGATAGATATGTTGTGGTTAGAGATGATGAGGGTTCCCTAACTGAAATCATAACAAAAGAATGTGTGCAAATAGGGATACTCCCTGAAGGACTAAGAAAGTCTATCATCAGCATAGAAGATGAGAACTCTGAAGAAGTGCTAAAAGATGATGTTGACATCTATACGCACTGCATCAGGATAGGGAACAAGTGGGAAGTACACCAAGAAGCAGAAGGGCTTATTGTACCAGGGTCAAAGGGGTCATACCCTGAAGGGAAACTACCTTGGCTTGCTCTTCGATTTGAAGCAATAAGCGGGGAAGATTATGGCCGTGGGATGATAGAGATCTATGCTGGTGATATAATGTCTCTACATGGGAATCGTAAAGCCTTGATTGATGGGGCTGCTGCAATGGCTAGGATTATACCATTGATCAATCCTAATGGATCAACAAAAGCACAATCTGTAAATGATGCAGAAAATGGACAAGCCATCTCAGGAAGAGCAGAGGATATAACTTTTGCTCAGACTAATAAAATCGGAGACTTTCAAGTTCCACTAAGGCTGGAAGAAAACTAACACAGGAACTATCTCACATCTTCCTACTTAGTTCCGCAGTACAAAGAAATGCAGAACGTGTAACGCTTGGCGAAATAAGACTAATGATCCAGGAGTTAAATTCATCGCTTGGTGGAACCTATGCTGCACTTGCACAAGACTTCCAAACTCCTATTGTCGAACTATTCGTTAATAATCTCTCAAAGTCAGGAAAGCTAATGCCTACGCTACAAAAAGAGAGAAACAAAGGGACAATAAATCTTCAAATTACTGCTGGGGTTCAAGCCTTAGGAAGAGATTCTGATAATGCAAGGCTTCAATCATCATTCCAAATGTTAGCACCATTGGGCATGGATCAGATCATGTCTAGCCTGCATGGGGATGAGCTTATCCGAAGAGTGCTTGCCTCAAATATGGTCGATAATAAAGGTCTAGTGAAGACAGAAGAAGAAAAGAAACAAGAGCAACAACAAGCACAACAAGAAAAACAAAGAGCAGAAATGTTTGAGCTACTCAAGACTGCAACTCCTGAAGCTGCAAAGCAAATAATGCCTCAACTATTCCCTCAGCAACAACAACCTCAGCAACAACAACCTCAACCTCAACAACAACCTCAACCTCAACCTCAACAATAGACAAGATTATGGAATCTGCCACATCTACCCCTGAACCACAAGAAACCGCACCTCAAGACCATGAAGCAGCAATGATGGCTGTTGCAGACGCACAAGAGGCTCTGGGACAGAATGATGCAAATATTCCTGTTGATAGCAAAGAAGGAGATACACAAGAAGAGTTAATCCTTGGGAAGTTCAAAACCCAAGAAGATCTTATAAAGGCTTACTCTGAACTAGAAGGGAAACTCGGTGGGAAACAAGACCCGCAGCAAGACCAACCTCCTATAGAAACAGATCCCCAACAAGAAGAAGCACAACAAACAGCAGAAGAGGTTGTAACAAGCAAAGGTTTAGACTATGCAAAACTTGAAGCAGAAGTAGCACAAAATGGACAACTTAGCTTAGAGAGTTTAGCCTTATTAAGCGGAGCAGGTATTACCAATGAAGCCGCACAAAACTATGTTTCAAATGTCCTATCACAGCAAAAAGCGGTTGATGAATCTTTTAACAAGATTGCTTTTGATGTTGCAGGTTCCGAAGAATCATATACAACTTTACTTACGTGGGCTGAAGAGAATCTTGATAATTCACAGAAGCAAGTATTTAATCATGCAAACAACTCCAATAACCCCGCACTGTTTCAACAGGCGGTGCAGTCTCTCATGTTCCAGATGGAGAGTTCATATGGAAGTGATCCTGCTGTAAGGATTGGAGGCAAGACATCTCGACCCACACAACAAGGGTTAAATTCAGAAGGAAGCATTGTTTCTGCAATGTCAGACCCGAGATGGCTATCAGATTCTTCTTATAGACGAGAAGTTGAACAGAAGCTAATCAATGGGGATCAATTCCGATAACCCAACCTTAATGCTTTGATGCTTAATACCTAGACCCTCCTACAGTGGGGACAATCCTGAGTAGAAAGATTGGAGATAAGGACTGAGATTTATTTTTCTTTCTTATTTTTTTATATTTTTACAAAAGGATTGTCTTATGGCTGTTGCCACACCAGGAACGCTAGGAACTAGCAATAATGCTGCCTATGCGAATACCAATTTTTTACGAGTCTTTTCAGGAGAGGTTTTAACCGCTTTTGAAAGAATGGTTTCAATGAAACCACATGTGAAGATCAGGAGTATTTCCCAAGGATCTTCTGCAAAATTCCCTTCTATGGGACGGACTATCGCTGCATATCATGTCCCAGGGACGGAACTGACAGGGGATCGAATCGCATTGGCAGACAAAATCATCAATGTGGATGGGTTATTACTGGCGAGCACATTTTGGGATGACCTAGAAGAAGTGATGAACCACTTCGATGTAAGGTCTGAATCATCAAACCAGTTAGGGGAAGCTCTAGCTATCCAGTATGATAGAGACCGTGTTGCTGATCTTGCACTTGCTGCTGATGTGACAATACCAAGAATTACTTCTGAAACAGAGATGGTTGGGACGATTGTTGGAGATGGTGTTACCACGCTTTCAACAGGGAAAGCTCTTGCAAAAGGACTGGTAATCTCACAAGCTGCTCTTGCAGGAGCAGTTACAGAAGCACATGGCAACACTGTTGTGCAACTAATCTTCAGCCTTGCAGAGATTATGAGTGAGAATCATATCCCTAAGTCCGGGCGAGCATTGTTGATTACCCCACACATCTTCAATTTGTTGATGAACTCAACAAAAGCCATAAACCGAGATTGGAACCCTGATGGGAATGGATCAATCAAGGAAGGGACTGTCTTCCGTGTAGCTGGGTTTGAACTCATTGAGAACACTTCCGCATTAGGTCAGAACCTCACAGGGTTGACGACTACTTACAATGGTACTGCACATGGTAAGGATTTAACCAATTATGGGATAATTGCATTTCATAAGTCTGCAACTGGAGTTGTACAACTAAAGGGACTTACTTCAGAAATGGAGTATGACATCCGCAGACAAGGGACTTTAATGGTTTACTAAGTTTGCACTTGGAGGAGACTTCTTACGTCCTGAAGCTGTTATTGCCGTTGCACCAGGAGCATAAACTAAATAATACTTAGAGGGGTGAAATCCCCCTCACACTCAATAAATGCCTACTCCTATAAACGCAAAGCTCACAGCGATAAACTCAATAATGGCTGCTATTGGTGAGCAACCAGTAAATTCACTTCAAAGTGGGGCTCCTGATGCTNTTGATGCAGAGGCAGTTTTAGATAGAGAGTCAAGAGCTTTACAAATCAAAGGATGGACTATTTTAATACAATGAAAAACCTTCAACTTACCGCAATTAACAATGAGTTTGTCCTTCCTTCAAACACATTGAAAGTAGATTGCGTTGGCGTTTCCGCTCACTTAGCCTTCACAATGAGGGGTGGGCAACTGTTTGATGGTGTAGGAACAACAAGCCAATCTCCATTACAGTTTGCAATCGGTGCACAATACCCAATAGTTTTTGTAGATCTTACAGAAGAGCTCCTATTCAACCCTGCTGACCCAAAGCAAACGCTCCCACCATTTGCACAAGAATATATTACACGAATTGCAACAAGGGTTTATGCTGGCGAGAAACTACCAGATCCGTCTATTATGAAAGAAGTCAGGATCAGTGAAAACGAAGCTAAAATAGCCTTCCTTGATCATGAGCTGAAACATTCTGGAATTGGTTACCTAAACAATAGAAGCTCCCAAGATATTATATCCCGAAGATTACGAACTGGAAGAACAGTTCGTTATGGGGGGATATAATGCCTTTAGTCTCAGGAGTTATCCCNTCAATGAATGATGGCGTAAGCCAACAACCTCCGCAGTTAAGAACAAGGACTCAATGTGATTTGCAGGAAAATGGACTTTCTGATATTGCAGCAGGACTAACAAAACGCCCACCAACACAGCATCTTGCAAAAATAAGCACATCTGCATTAAATTCTGCATTCATTCACAATATAAAAAGAGATAATCAGAATGTCTTTAGCTTAGTCATTGCACCTAGTGGATCTGTTTCTGTTTATGATACTTTTACAGGAACATCACTCCCTGTCTATTACACAGAGAATAAAATTAAAAAGGTGAGCTCCATCACCTTTGTCACAACTACTGCCACTGTTACAACGTCTAAACCTCACGCACTCATTGCAACAGATGAAGTTGTAATCAATAATGCTGAAGGTACTGACACAGATGTTGCACTCTATAATGGGAAGTTTACTGTTGCAAGTGTCCCTTCGACAACTACATTCACCTATACAATGACTGGCACNCCAACGGCAAACGCCTTAGGGTCGCCCACAGTAACAAAAGTAATTGCCAACCCTGATCCCTACTTTGAAACACTCAATCCAAACACATCTATTGCAGCAACAACGATTGCGGACTTTACTTATGTAGTGAATAAGGAAGTTACTGTCGAGAAAGGGGCTACACCTGCATTAGCTGCAAGGAACCCCGAAGCTATGGTTTATGTGAAAGTTGGGGCTTATGGGGACAAAATATACACTAACTATCAAAAAGGGTGGTTCCACCTATACCTCTGTTCATGATGTTGCAACTTCGGCTGCCGCAACTGAAACTGCAACAGCAACAGATGCAATAGCCCTTGCCCTAANAAATGGGTTTTCTCCTGTTTTACCTGGCACTATTACAGCATCTATAGCNACAGGAGGGTCTGTCATTCATTTTGAATCTACTGATGGCGTGGATTTTTCAGTTGAGGTTGAAGATGCACGAGGTGGAATTTATACACAGGCATACAAGGATACAACACCTACATTTTCTGCACTCCCATCAAAAGGAATTGAAGGTGTGACAGAAGGCTTCGTAATCAAAGTAATCGGCGACAATACAAAGGCTCAAGATGATTACTACATGAAGATGACAAAGCCTGGGACTACAGGGAGCTGGGTTTATGAAGAGGTCGCTGCACACGGTATTGTGAATGAATGGGATGCTTCAACGCTTCCTCATCGGGTTGTAAGAAACACAGATAACACCTTCTCAATACAGCAAGTACTTTGGGAGCCTAGGGGCTCAGGGGATGACACCACGAACCCTTTTAAGTCAATCCTTGGTAAGGCTATCAATGATATATTCTTTCATCAGAATAGGCTTGGGATGCTCTCAGGAGAGAATGTAATCTTCTCAGAAGCAGGAAGGTTCTTTTCATTATTCCAGAACTCTGTATTAAACCTTTTGGATACAGATCCTATTGACGTGGCTGCTTCAAGTAATGTGGTGAATATACTAAAGTTTGCTGTTCCGTTCTCAGAGAATCTAATCCTTTTCTCGGACAACTCACAGTTCATTGTAAACTCAAGAGACTTCCTTTCTCCGCTAACAATCTCTATTGACATCACCACACAGTATGAAGCAAACCTAACAACAAAACCTACAGGAGCAGGTCGGTTTGTTTTCTTCCCAACAAATGAAGGTGCTTTCTCTGGGATAATGGAATACTTTGTTGAGACTGCGGCTGTAAGAACAAATGATGCGACTCCTATCACAGCACATGTCCCTTCCTATATCTTAGGAAATGTTACTTTAATGAAGGCGAGTTCAAATGCTTCTTTGATGTTGGTGAAGACTGATGATGCAGGCTCAAAAAACATTGTATGGGTTTATTCTTATTCATGGCAAGGGAGCAAGAAACTCCAAAACTCATGGAGTAAATGGATTTTTGATGTGAATGACGAAATCCTTTACTTTGACTTCATTGACAGGACAATCACATTCCTGATCCAGCGAGGGACAGATGTCTTTCTGGAAAAAATGGAGATTGGAAGAGATGTTACAGAG